CATCAACTATGCTCAGAAACCTTCGGGGTACCATAACACTCTCCTCTTCAAGCTTCATCGAGCCAAGACGATCGAGGATATGTGCGAGATGGTCCGTCATGAGTCGAACTCATTCTACACATCCGTGGGTTATCAGTTTCCGGCGTTTCCCAAGCCTTCATCGAAGTACAAACGTGGAGGAGACTACTTCCTTTGTGAGTATGCTCCACGACTGGCACGAGATCTGGCCGATTGGCTCGTGAAGGGTCAGAAGAAGACTCTTCGAGAGATCGGAAGCTTCATGCTTGACTGGAACGTGCGAAATGGCCTGAGACAGTATCACTTTCAGTACGCGGCGATCGTGGCCGACATCGCCGACTGGTATCCTCAATACGTCGTTCGCGACTCGATGTTCTTCTATGGTTCCAATGCGATCGAATGTATCTCGTACCTGGCTCGTCCCCTCAAGAAGATGAAGACCGAAGACTTTCTAGACTCGGTCATGGAGATGGCATGCAAAGATACCGGCAGTGTGCCTTACGATTGCGAAGATGTTTGCTGTGACTACATTCGTTGGGTGACATCGTATGTTCGCCTGGGAGAAGCCTACAATACGATCGATCGAGATCGAGTATTCAGTTCCACGAAGATCATTCATCCGTACGGTCGTCAGCTTCCTATGCTTAAGCTCGGCCTCGTGAAGACGTTCAACGATTCAACACAGAACTTCTATTACGACGAGGTGCTGAAGGCGAACAATCTGACTCCACAGGCCTACATCAAGCTTGTTCAATCCCATTCTGACTTCAAGGACTGGATCGGAGTGCCTGATAAGTTCCCCACTAAATAATTTTACCATGAAACCATATACGATAGTTACGGATGGAAGCAACAAGGATATTCCGATGGGCATGTCTCGATCTGAGGCCAAACAATACTATGCGGAGATCTGGGGGACGTTTAAGTCCAAGATCGCCGAGCCGATCGTTGAACGCTTTAGAGATAAGTACATTTTGCGCGCGGATCTGGCACCAGGTGGACTAAAAGCCTTTGGCGGAGAGCGAGTGATCGCCGAGACGAATAAGGATACGCTCGTGTACTGCGCCCCTCGCCAGGGTCATGCTCCGGATGCTATTGCGATGCTCGCGGAGATGTATGGTAAGAAGTGCGTCTTCTTCTGTCCGGCATCCTCGGAAGTTTCCAATCATCAAGGATCTCTGGCCGCGTATTCACATGTAGACCTTCGATTCTTCAAGATCGCCGCGATGCCGGTTCTCAACTCATATGCACGTAAGTGGGCCGAGGCCAACAATGCTCAATACCTTCCATTTGGTCTGACCGGAAACCCCATGGTCACGGCTGGCTTGGCCAACATGGCCAATACGATTACAAAAATCATCGGCGATGAGCCCACGGAAATCTGGTGTGCGGTTTCTACTGGCACGATGGTCCGTGCATTGCAGATCGGATGGCCGACGGCTCAAGCATATGGAGTCGCCGTGGCTCGAAACATTCATAAGGGAGAGATCGGCGATGCCAAGGTGGTTTCGGCCACGATGCCATTTTTGACTCCTCATAAGTGTGCCAAGACTATGCCGTTCCCGTCCACGGCCGCATACGATGCCAAGGCATGGGAGGGATTCGTCAAAGACGGAAAGCCAGGTGCGATATTCATCAATGTCGGCTCGGACGCTCACATCAATCGCAACCTCTCGAAGGTTGACGTGAAGCGCATCAACTCTCAGCGCAAGTGGAAAGACTTCGGTGATCTGGACCGCAGTCGCATGTGGAATGAATAATATAAAATATGAATAGAGAAATTAAGTTTAGAGTCTGGTGCAATACCACCAAACATTTTACGGATATTCCATTTTATTCCTGTAGTGGTGGACAATTACTATGGCATCACACAGGCAATCAAATAACAATATCCAATATTGATGATGGCGATTATGTGATTCAACAATACACAGGACTCAAAGATAAAAATGGTAAAGAGATATATGAAGGTGATATTGTAAATTTCACTGAATATGGAATGACTCATGGGCCTGAAGCCGAAAATGTAAAAAATGCTGAGGTGTGGTATTCATCTGAAGATTGTGCGTTTGCTTTTGGAAAATACAAATCTGCAGATTATACATGGTGGTATTCGATGGTGGATGTTTTGTGCGATTTCGAGGTGGTTGGCAACATATTTGAAAATAAGGATTTACTAAAATGAACGATAAAGACACAAATATTAACAAAACAATGGAAGCCCAATCAATCGCGTGTGACCATTCAAAACGTCACTTTCACTGGACTAATACCGCTGAATATCAATTGGAGTATTGTCCTGTTTGTAGCCATATTAGAAATTTTTGGTTTAAGTCGTTTTGGAAAAGATTGAAATCTCTGTTCAAAAATGAGACCCTATAATTTATCTAGATAAGTAATAATTCGGATCGAGATAAAAAAAACAATAAACAATATGAGCAACAAAACATACACACGGGAAAAAACGGTAAAAATCAGTGACTGTCACGGCTACTATCATTGGCTCGTCGAGCAGGATCAACAGGCCCCGGGGTTTGTTACGCTGAAGTACATCGAGAACGAGGAAGACGTAACGACGTTTACGTTCGAGCCTCGCGCGGCTCGTCTGATCGCTGATTCGCTCCTCGAGATCGCCGATTCAGTCGAAGAACGCGAATAACATGAGTCTCGAGCCTTTCATCGAGGGATCCATTCCCTATCGCAACATCGAGTATCCAAATACGACGCAGGTACTATTGAAAGACGGTAAGCCTACGGATTCTTGGATGCGTGAGTGGACTCAAGACGAGAGGCTCGAGAAGTTCTTTGAATTCTGCCGAGAGTTTGATAAGCGAGAAGATCGTCTCCTTCGAGAAGACTATCAGATCTTCTCCCATCGTCTTCATTGGCATGAACATCCTTTCGTGGAGCTCATGACAGGAGTAAAAGACTCTCGTGATCGTCTTTGGTACGCCCTCGTCTTCTCGTTTACCAATGAGCATTGGGGTACTCTAACTCATCTGATGACCCACGGCATCGATAAGACTCGCGAACACTTCAAGCATAATCGCCATGCCCGTTCGGACCTCTTTCAGATCTACTATCCCAAGGGTACGGACGTGAAGGAGTGGCTCCTGACTGGACCGCTGAAAGCGGCGAATGCTCTGCATCATCACCTTACAAACGGCAAGAGGTACACGATGATGCAGTTTGCCAAGATCCTCGAGGCTCACTTCAAGAAGGAACAAAACTTTCGTTCTCCGCTCTATCCGTGTAAGAACACGGCTCGATACGTCGCAATGGCCTATCCTCATCTCGTCGATCCGGAGTCTGTCCTTTTCGGCGGCACCGGACACTTCGACGGCATGCATCAGATCTTCCTCGAGAACGTCAACGGCAAGGTGAAGTATGAGATCGATGCGGACGGCGAGTTCGTTCCAAAGAATCATCAGGCCAACGTGTGGCTTTCTCAGATGAGTTACCTCTGTGAGCATCCAGACAATCCTATGACTTCGCAGAAGATGCTGAACGTAGAGGATAAGTCATGTTTTTTTGCAAAGTCTATTTTTATCCATCATGGCGTAAAACATCCAACGAAGCGTATTCCTTATGATTGGATCTTTCCGATGGATTTCGATCTGGCCAAGCATCCGGAAGGCAAGGTCGTGCTGAATGGGCACACGACGCGTCGTCTCTGGGATAAAAATTACGATCGCGCTACTTTGGAATTTACAGAAGTCTGAAGTGCGATATAATACTTACATGATGAAAGCTCTTGTAACCGCACCCTTCATTCCGATAGTTCCTCGTCTGGCATCCCATCGATCCGCACAAGGCGTCATCTACGCGGATCAGATTCGTCAGACCGGCAAGTATGATCGCGTTGACGTCAATTGGGCCGGTAATGCCCATGAAGATCATAATGAGTATGATGTTGTGTATGTGTATTGGGGTTCCGATTGGACCGGTACACTGAACCTCTTTGGCGGAGTTCAATCCTTTCCATATGCATGGAACATTCGTAACTTCTCGAAGTTCAGAGGGAAGGTGTACTCTCTGGCCGTTGACTTTCCGGCCATCGATGAGATGATTGCCGAACGCATCGAGAATGCTCGAAAGAACTCCAAGGAGATTCAGCCCGAATGGCTCGAGACGGATCTGGCGAATCTCAAGCGCATGCGCCTCGAGTCGACTCGAGTTCGCTTTCCACACGTCACGGACAAGATCGTCATTGGAGACTCTCATGCCATCTGCATGCATCGACCGGGATGGACCGTGAACTCCGTGCCGTTCAAGACTCTGAACGGCGCTCTGAACACTGGCCTGAATACGTTCATCGATGAATTCACGAGCCTTGATAGGGTATCATCTATAGAGTGTTACTTTGGCAACATCGACGTGCGCCATCATCTGTGCCGCATCGAGGGTGATGCCTTTGAAAATGCTACTTCATTGGCCAAAAGATATGTGCAAGCCGTAGATGCATTATCTATTAAAAACAAATCAGTCTATGAACTCCTTCCAATTGAAAATGAGTCACGTAAGCTTCCTAAGACTGGTTACTATAAAGGCAAACCTTTCTGGGGTTCTTGGCAACAAAGAGATGATATTCGCAGAGTATTTAATCGAGATCTTGAAAATCTTTGTAAAGGTAGAGGGATTCGCTTCATTCGTTGGACCGATTACCTTCTAAACTCCAAGGGAGAGCTCGATTTCAAATACATGGAGAAACCTCATTCGATTCACCTCTCTCGAGAGTTCTATCCTCACTGGAATGGTACGTCTGAATTTCCAGTGCCGGACAAGAAAAAGTCTCTGAAGAAGATGAATAAATCAGATATGAACAATCACACGACTATCCTCGAAGAATTCTTTGCATGATTAAACACGCATCCATAGTTCCTCTAATCGGCGGAGAGACCATCGCTCAGCAACTCGAGTTCGACAATACTCGACCGGACTACATCCTCTCGTTCTCTCCATTCAAGGACAATGACGCTCATCTACTCAACTACTACAATAACGAGGTGCCATACTTTCTACTCGATCAGGGTCAGAAGCATTCACACTCGGTTGATGTGGTCAACACGGTCTGTCCATGTAGCGGACTCTCTTCTCTATCACAATCCGCGGCTTCAAATTCCAAGATGAATGAGTGGATGTACCGCTCGGCGGAGTACGTGCTCGAGAACGTTCGTCCTCGTGTTATGTGGGGTGAGAATGCGCCGCGATTGTCGTCCAAGCTTGGTCAGCCGGTCGTTGATCGCCTTCGCAAGATTGGGCACAAGAACGGATACACGTTCTCCATCTTTCGTACGGCCTCTCGCCTTCATGGACTCTCTCAGGTTCGCGAACGCACGTTCTACTTCTTCTGGAAGGAGAAGGATCGTGTTCCTCTCCTCGAGTACACGGACAAGAATGCTAAATCCGAACGTATCGAGGAGACGATTGATCTGGCCAAACGCTGCGCCAAAAACGATCCGATGTTTCAGATTTTAGCCAATGAAAAAGTACCTTCTCAAGATCCTTATTACCGTTACCTGCTCGAGGAAATTCTCGGCGGCATGTCACATCGTCAGTATACTGAGTCGCTAACACGAACGATCAATGTCCTTCGAACGATCGAATCATCCGGACACGACTACATGAAAGTCTCCGAATGGATGGCTCGTAATGGCTTCTCCAAGCACGCCGAAAGATGCAAAACCATGCATCTGAAGCTTGGCATGGGAGGCAACATCATGCGCAAGCAGATCGAGGTTCCATGTGGAGTCATCGGTGCCTTTGTCGGTCACATGCCCACGCATCTGACTCATCATTGCGAGGATCGATTCCTCAATGTCCGCGAAGTCCTCTCCATCATGAAGATGCCTCTGGACTTTCAGCTTCTGAATCCTCTGCGCAATCTTAATCATGTCTGTCAGAACGTTCCGGTTACTACGGCTCGTCATCCGGCTCGCATGGTTCGAAAGTATCTGGAGGGTAAACTTGACTTCGTCAATTCCGACTTTGTGATTCAGGATAATCATCACGATCGCATCGAGAACGCTTCTTCTCTGGAAACATTCTTTTCTTAATAGCTGTACAAACAAATTGGAGTGGTTTATATTAAACAAACAATGAAGATCGATCGAAAGAAACTATATGAGCTTTACATGAAGAAAGTTTCAGACTTCTGTGAAGATGAAGAGAATGACTGGTGTTCTATCGTAACTCCGGAATTGGTCATCAATTTAGTGTCCGACACGCTTGAAGAAAATCATGAAGTAATCATCACATCATCCAAGAAAAAATAATTTATGTCATCAACATCATTACTCGAACGTCTCAAGAAAGCATCCAAGATCGACGGTGCCGAAGTCATGGCCGACTCGAAACTATTCGGCACGAAAGAGTTCACTCGAACCGAAGTGCCCATGATTAACGTGGCCCTTTCGGGTTCTATCGATGGAGGCCTCACTTCTGGCCTCACGGTTCTGGCCGGTCCATCCAAACACTTCAAGACGAGCTTCGGTCTGCTCATGGTCGCTTCGTACTTGAAGCAGCATTCAGATGCCGTGTGCATGTTCTATGACTCCGAGTTCGGATCTCCACAGGCCTACTTCACCTCGTTTGGTATCGACACTTCGCGTGTTCTTCATACTCCCATCACGAATATCGAAGAGCTTAAGTTCGATCTGGTATCTCAGCTTCAAAACATCAATCGTGGTGACAAGGTCATCATCATGATCGACACGATCGGCAATTTAG